CACCTAATTCAAGCACATTAAATTATAATATAGTCCCAACACTATCAACCGCCCAAACCTCGGACGTATTACTCCCGCAAGGCTTAACAACGGGCCGCGATATCACGGGCGTGAATCTATTTGAAAACGTGCGGAAACAAGGCGCGCTAAATCTTGACGGCAATAGCTGGGCAGAAGTTCACGATAATGCGAGTTTGGATGTAACGACTGGCGCGAGCGTTGAGGCTTGGGTTTATTGGGATGGAGCCCAAGCGGATAAAGGTATTATAGGTAAATGGCGTGGAAGCGATAATTTAAGAGGTTATTTATTGTATGTACAATCTTTAACTGAAGCACGATTTTTTGTTTCTTCAAATGGTTTGGACTCTTATAACGTAGCAACAAGCACAACTATTTTAAATGGATGGAATCACATTGTAGGAATCTCGGATGGTTCTAAAATAAAAATTTATTTGAATGGTATTTTTGAAAACGAAGTAAGCGCATCAACTATATTCTCATCGTCTCTACCTTTAGAAATAGGAAGGTTTAAAACAGATTCAAATGCGGCTTACGAAAACGACATCGCCCAACCGCGCATCTATAACCGCGCATTGACCGCCGCTGAAGTTCAAAAAAACTACAACGCGGGGAAAAACACATACACGAATAGCTAAAGCAATTAAACAAAAAACAAAATGAGAGGAAACGTTTACATCTCAATTCCAGCGGCGGACAAAGACAATGCATTGCCGTCAGCAATCACACGATACGATTGGAATACCTACACCTACGATGATGAGGGTGCGATTGATACCACAACATTAGTGCATCCAACGTGGGCGCAGTACGGCGAAAAGTACCAAGCGGATTTTGGTGCGGCCGTATCGGTCAGCGTGAACGATGTGGAATTCATCGTTTATGAATTGGAAGCATCGTGGAAAGATTCCGAAACAAGCGCATTGATTGCGTTGGGTTCTAAAAAAGCCGCGCCCAAATACACGCTAATGACCGCAAGCGAAGCGCGTGCATTCATCGCCGACAACTCGGATTCTGAACTTTAAACAATAAGCATATGAGAAAGATTGACAAAATCATTTTGCATTGCGCCGCGACACCGGAAGGCCGCGACATAAAAATGGAAACGATAAAGTCGTGGCACGTAAAAGGCAACGGCTGGTCAGATATCGGATATCATTACGTTATTGAATTGGATGGCACAATCAAAGAAGGGCGTCCAATGCACCGCAGTGGAGCGCATACCAAAGGCCACAACACGGGTTCAATCGGTGTTTGCTACATCGGTGGTATAGATAAGAATAAAAACGCTAAGGACACACGCACGAACGCCCAACGCACCGCGATGGATGAACTGATTGCGGACCTTATGAAAGAACACAAAGGCGCATCGGTTCACGGACACAACGAGTTCAGCGCAAAAGCGTGTCCATCATTTGACGTGTCGAAAGAATACGGCGCACCTAAAAAACCTAAATCTAAAAAGAAAGATGAAAAGATTCATTCAGATATTTAAGGACGACAACGATTGGAATGAGAAAACAATCATCGGATTTTTATCATTCGCCGTTATGGTGATTGTAATGATTGCCGATGTGGTCACCGGATTGTTTGGTGGCGATTTACCAATCAATGAATTCACCTACAATTCATTCGTGATTGTCACATTGGGTTCGTTCGGAATCGCTGGCATCGAAAAATTCGCAAAAAAAGATGGCGCAAAATAAAGAGATATCCGAAGATACCATTGTTGGGTTGTCATTGAAGACAATCGGCGCAATCATTGCGGGCGTTGCAATTGTAACGCTTGGATATTTTGATTTGCAAGCCGACATCAAAGAGGCCAAAGAATTGCCCGAACCCGTAATCAGTCGCACCGAATATGATTTGAAGGATGAATTGATTCGCGAAACGATAATGAACACCCAATCAGATGTTGGTGATATAAAAAAGCAACTCGACAAAATCGAGGGGCGTTTGTTTGAAATGAAATGATATGAAAAAGATTGCATTGTTTTTGGTGGCATTTTGTTTGTGTTCATTCTCTGAATTGAACATCACGAAAAAAGGGATTGTCGTTGTTCATTACAACGCGGAATTCAATTCGTCAAACAACTACACCGACATCGTGAAAATAAAGGATGCGAGAATATTCAAGGCGTGGATTGATAAAGACCCGACCATCAAAGCGCAAGAAGGCATTCGTTCCGTTCCCACAATCGTGGTGTATAAAAACGGCAAAGAAATCAAACGATGGGAAGCGGGGTTGTCCCTATCATTGAAGGTTCCGTATTTAGAAATTCAAAGTGAAATCGATAAATTAACCGGCGCAAACAAATGGTAATGATTAAAAACACACTCATCACGGGGTTCATCCTATTGTCAACGGCAGTAAGTGGCCAAGGGTTTTTGAAGTATTCCACATTGTATTCCAGTGTTTATGGCGCAACGCCAATGGAAGCACCAACGGAATATTTCGTCACGCAAGCGGGTGATGTGATGGATGTAACGATTGAGAACCCATTCGATTATCGGTATACATTTGGAATCCGTAGGGTGGCGCGCTACGATTACGAGAACCGCCAAAATCGTTTTTATGACGGCCACAATCAATCAACAACATCGTTATCGGCGGCAGTGGGTGCCGTGAATGGTTGGGAATATTTGGCGCAATACGACCGCGGGCGTCAACAAGGACGTGATTATATCAACCAACGCTATTTCTTGCGATACCTTTCCAAATATTTTATGGTCAAAGGGGAGTTCCACAATCAAGGATTAGTCAATCTAAACTACACACAAATTGAAACCCGCGCACGTTTGCACATTGGCGAACTGGATTTTTCCGTTGGCGTTGCCGCACGTCAACATATGGCGTATGGCTACAACCCCATTTCAACATATTTACAAACGAATCCGTGGTGGGATTTAGCCCACGAATATGGCTACCAAGACATTTCCTATGGTATTGACTACGACAATGATGACGTGGTTGACAATTTTGATTGGTATTGGGTCAAGGATGGTGAGCGCGTTGCGGACACTGATGCGGATTTCCGCCGATACATTTATGGCGGCATCGTTAATGATTACAACAAAGCCCGTTTTGATGAGGTTGGTGCGCTTGGTTCACTATCCGCAATTGCTGGTGTCGATTATTATCATTACACGGAAAATTTTTGGATTCATTCGTGGGGAAGTGTGATGCCGTGGCACAATCATATTTTGGGCAATGAGGGTTTTTCCTACAACAATTTTGTTGATGGAAACCAATGGACTGATTTCACATTTGGTGGCGTCTTAGGCTACAAAATTGGATTGCGTTGGGGTATATTTGCAGAAGGCGAGTATATGAAATACTGGGACCGCGAGATTTTCCAAATCAAAGCGGGCGTCAATTATCAATTCAGATAAACAAAAACAAAATAGATTCTTATTAAATGAGCGACACCGCAAACGATTGGGAAGATAGCTTTAACAGCTTTATTGAAGAATTAGAAAACCAGGAGCAACCACAATGCTCTATAGAAAACCCCGAGGAATGCGACTCTTGTGGAAGTTAGGGGCCGTCGTTACAGCATTAATGCTGACAAGCTGTGGTGCATCGTGGCACCTAAAGCGTGCGATTGCAAAAAACCCAGCGCTTGCTCGGGACACGGTAGTAAGAATCGACACAACCATAATAAGCCAAAGCGTTGAGATGCGTGATACCATCTTAATCAAAGAGGTGGACACGATCCAGGTGGTAAAGAATGGAGTGGTGGTTGATATTAGACGGAGCTTTGACACTATTGAAGTGGATGTACAATGCCCGCCCGACACGATTAGAGTGCTCAAGGAGATACCGATGGTTCAGATTGTTCCGGAAAAGAAAGAGCGGAACATAGCCCTTGGTGGAGCTATTGGTTTTATCTTAGCGCTTGTGCTTATCCGTGTCGCTGGTCGATTAATAAAATAGAATACATTCGGCAGCTTTGCTGTTGTTTTGTTGTTGTGCGATGAGGGAGTTGATGTAAAAATCGGCTCCCTTTTCATTTGCACTGAACCATCGTTATTAACATTTTCTTGTTAATTTTTGTTTTTTTCCTGCTATATATAGGGAGAAAAAAATAAAATTAAACCGATTGCACTCCCTATTTCTTTTTTTTTGTGCGTAGATGCACGCACCTAAAAAAACAAATAGTGAGAGGGGGTGCAAAGAACATCATATCATGTATACTTGGTTTTTGTGTTTTTTTTTATAACTTGAAGGCAACAACAATAAAACCTTTTTATCATGGCACAAGAATTAGAATTTTCAGTAGGAGACTATTTACTATCCAAAAGATTTGGCTGGCAGTACAAGATCATTAGCATCCGGTATGGCGTTGCAGTCATTCAGGATATTGTGAGGGAGAATGTGCGGATGAAGTTTTCACTAACTGCTTTGTGTAGTAGAGTGAAAAACGATAGCTTTGCTCACTCACCGCTTCCTTTTTAGTTGTTTAGGTATCGTTTGGCGGTGTGCCTCACCTTTATGGTGGGGCTTTTTTATTTCATTTAGTGATACTTATATTGCAGCGTAATTACAAAGTATCTATACACTTATGGCGGAGAATCAAAACTTGTTCGGGCGTATCTTGAGCGCATTCCGTTCATCTCCTAACAATCCATCCACCTCCTTGGCGAATCCAGCCTCTTGGATGTTTGATGGTTCCGCATCAAAAACTGGCATTGCCATTACTGAAGATAGTGCTATGCGCTTATCTGCTGTATTTGGTGCAGTTCGTGTTATCTCTGAGACTATTGCCTCTCTCCCTTGGATGGTGAAGCAAGACTTTGAAGGTAGCACACGCAATGCCGCAGCACACCCAATCAACCAGCTCATCCATTCCCCAAATGGAATGATGACCGACTTCAACTTCCGTGAGAGCTGCCAGGCACACCTTTGTTTGCACGGCAATGCTTACATAGCTATCAAGCGCAATGAGGCTGGGCAGCCAGTAAGCTTGATACCAGTACATCCTGATAGGGTGAAGGTGAAGGTCTACAAGGATGAGAAGTTCTACACCATTGATGATGGCAAGGAAACTTTTGATGATACCGAGATGATCCACATAGTAGGACTCTCTTTTGATGGTATTGTTGGCAAGAGCGTGATTGAAGCAGCAAGGGAAAGTATAGGCTTGGGATTGGCTGCTGACCAGTTCGGCGGTTCATTCTTTGGTAATGGCGCAAACGTAAGTGCGGTGCTCACGCATCCTGGCCGCCTCTCAGATGAAGCCTACAAGCGTTTAATGGCTTCTTGGCAACGTAGGTACAGCGGTCTTGACAACGCGCATAAAACAGCAATTTTGGAAGAAGGAATGAACTTGCAAAAGGTCAGCATCTCACCACAAGAATCGCAGTTCTTAGAAACGCGCAAATTTGGAGTAGAGGACATTGCAAGGTTCTTCCGTATCCCATTGGCTTATCTTGGATCATTAGAGAACTCAAGCACTCGCGCAAACATTGAGGAGCAAGGCATTCAGTTCCAGCGCAACACTATCCTACCTTGGGTAAAGCGTTGGGAGGCAGAGTTCAACCGCAAGCTGTTCCCTAATGGGAATGACTACTACATCCGCTTTAATATGGATGGGTTGTTGCGTGGTGACATCTCAAGCAGATATAGCAGCTATGCTACAGCACGCCAGTGGGGATGGTTGAGCGTTAATGATATACGCAAGTTTGAAGGCTTGGACAACATTGATAATGGAGATACTTACCTCCAGCCGTTGAACATGGTAGATGTTGCAACGGATAACACTGATGATGACTAATGCCGTACACTGACTACCCACAAGCAGCAAGTGACAACGCACAACGTGCTTTGGACTTCCGTGAGGAGAATGGTACGGATT